ATTTGTTTGATATTGTAAAGGTACACATTTATCATCAATTGGACAACAAATTACTTATTTTTCTTTGTTGGTTTGATAACTCTTTTATCTTCAAATTTATCCTTTACATAGAGCAACCATACACGACGTACATTCGTATAGGTACAATTCATGATTGTACGGATTTTGTAATGTGACCAATTAGGATGTTCCAGTATCATGTTATAGATTTCCAACGATTGCTTACCACGAGGCTTTTCTTGACGATAACTTGCTCTTTTGGTAGAAGATTTTCTCTTCTTACTTATAGTGAAAGAAATTGTACGAAGAGTATCATCAGCTTTCAATATTGTAAGGCCATAGGATTTGGCTTTATAATTCTTCTTTGCATCATCAAAATGTGCTTCGTCGAAAGTGATTATGATTTGTTCGTTGTTACATTTAGTAGTACCATTGTAGGTTTTGATGAAGTCGTTGAGCGCTTGCTTTTGTTCAGGAGTCTGGCCTTCAAGTCCTACCTCTTTTTCTGCCTCTTCGATAAGAGCGATAAGTTCGTCTTTCTTATACTTTTTGATATTCTTAATACCAAGTTCACTTGCTCTTTTTCTCAATTGCTCGACTGTCATAACTGTTGTTTTCATATTTTCTCGTTTTTAAATTGTTACTCTTTTTTGAATGCCTAAAGATACCAAAAGTTTATGTACCTGACAACTTTTTCTGGTAATTTGTTCGCCTTGTTGGTTAAACTTATGCTAATTCAATCGCTCTTGCAGGTACACCAATCATAGTCCAGGTTTTACCATCTTTTAAATAATCTACTGAATAGTCAGCTTCAAAAGTGCAAACATTCATATCAACACTTGAAATAATACCTTCTACCTTACCATTTTTAGTAGTTACGACTACTGATTGACCTTTCTTAAATTCTGTTGCTTTCATATCTTATATGTTTTAATTGTTATTACTTATTTACTTTTCTACAAACATCTTCAACTTTAACGTGTAATACTTTCCAAGTACCTATTGCCAAATCAAGTGTTCCATTGGGATTGATTTTCTCGATAACGAATTTTTTTACTGGGTAAAAGTTATAAGTTACCATACGTCCTAATCTTGCGTTAAACTTTTTCATTGTCTTTATCTTTAATCGTTCGACTTATTATCTCCTTTTTGGATACCTAAAGATACACCTTTGTGACACGTGTAGCAACACATTCACCAATAAAGTGGTCGAAATTAAGATTCTTTAAAGTTCGACCACAGGTCTAAACATATTTTAATATATGAGATATAAGAATATAAAGAATGCTCGTCAAACTTGTAATTAAACAAGAAATAACGAGCATTCTAACTTGGCAAACAAAAGTTCAATTTATACCCTGAAAAGAGTTATCTTCTTACCATTACCCATATCGTAAGTATCAACATGTAACCAACTCACTCCATCCTCGAGTCTTATAGGATAAGGAAGGTTATCCTGATTCTTTATAATGAGCTGACGTGCCTTTTCAGCACTCATGCCTTGTACAGTGATATCATATGCCTCGCCTGTGCAGTGTCCGGAAATATAGACCTTTTCAAGATTAGTTTTTTCTTTAGGAATTGCACAAATGTTACATCTAAGGCCACGTTGTGAATAACTACCACCACTCTTCCAATTGTTGATGATAAAAGGCTTCTGGATAATATATTCACGTAGCACCAACAATGTCTCAAGTGCTGCCATAGAGAAGAAACTCCACATCTGTTCCTCTCTGTATTTATTGTATACATGCGGACAAACAAGTTCTTCAATTTTGAAGTATTGTTTTAGTTTCTTGATTAATTCATCTCTTTTCATAATTCTTCATCTTTAGTCCATTCATTACTATTCATAATTTCATTCTCATCCATCAAAGGATAAGGATAAACGACGTCTTCCACAACTTCTTCACTTTCCGAAATCGTCATAACCGGAGGTACAAGTATGTTATACGTCTCTTCATGCAGCAGTGCTTTTGTGCCGTCATTGTTCGTTCTCCTTGTCTTCCAGTCCTTATCGAACTGTTTCAGTTCTTCTATAGGTATAGCTAACCACTTCATAATCAATCATATTTTAGTTTATAGTCATTAATTACTTTCTCAATCTGCAAAGGTGTAAGTTCGTCATAGAAGCCGATAAGCTTGTAGAGAGCCATGTTTGAGAAATATCCGGCCAATCCTATATCACTTCCAAGAACCACCTTTTGCGGCTTTAAATCTGTACCGTTCACTATCGTGATAATTTGATGTTTCAAATAGACCTCTTTTCCATTCATAGTGGTATTCAACTTTCCGTTTATATAAGTCACCCCACCCCAGTTATAAGCATTATATGCTATATGATTTAATGAAATACTTATTCCAAAACTTGTCTGACTTACTCTTTGGTCATATAGGAATCCACTTTTATCGGTAGTTAAAGATGGTATTACTTCCATAAACAACGTCTTGAATCCTTTCGTAACATTCTGCATTATCGCATAATCATCTATACTATCAAAGACAAAAGCACCGTCTGACCTGTAGCCGCTACTCTCTGTATACGCTGCATTGAATATCTCTGCATCATGTCCATTACCCGACAAATCGTCTATGATGTTACGGGTAGGAGAAGAATTGTCCTTAAGTGATAAGTCGTAATAGACGTCCGGTTCCGGTATCGTGACCTTGCCAGACCTCCTGCCAAACAAAAGACTTGTACCAATACCAATCATAACCCTATATTAAATTGTGCAGTAGTACCAGTAACAAACACCTTATCAATAAGATAAGGCATAGGAGAACCAATATAAGCAGACACTTCCACCTCACTAATAGTATAAGTCTCAATAGAAGGTGCTCCACAGAGGTGTACTTTGATAGTTCCAGCAGTCAATGGAATGACCAAGAAATTCTTATCACTATCGTGCTCCACAGAGGTGTACTTTGATAAATCAAAATCCTCAGCAACCTGGCCAACTTCAAATGCTCTACTTATTGCAGTAATGCTTACTTGTCCTTCACCATTACTAATTCTAATTTTATTAGGATACATAACTTTATAAATTGTTTTAAATTAAAAAGGAGGAGGAACTTCATCGTCACCGAATTCATTCCTCCTCCTAACCTTTAAATATGTCAAACTTGAAAGAAAATTTCCAATCGTAAAAGTACAAGATTAATTCATATTAACCAACCTTTTCAAAGATTTTCAAATCTTTTTTGATTGTGTATGATTTCTTTATTGAGCTCATCTTGTATAAGTTCAATTACTTTTCTGGTCAATTCTTTATCTATATAGATATTCATTGTGTTAGATGCAATACGAATACGTTCATCTTCTTTCATCTTTTCCAACTCCTGTAGAGTTTGTCTATATCTATCGATATTCTTCTTTAGGAAGATTGCTGTTTGGAATACATCTTCTTTCATATTATTCTACAATTTCCGCATCACTTTCCGGCTCGTATTCTTTCTTCTCTTCTTCAATAGGAGCTTTCTTCCACTGGTCTATGAAGTGTTCGATTACACGTCTTCCATCCTTCACAACCTTTTCCAGTTTTTCGTCCGGTTCCAACAGTTCATCTGCCATTGCTGCGGCTATATGTTTTGCCTTCATTACCTCTTCTACAAGGTTGCTTTCTATCAATTCACCCAAACTTTTCTTTGTCAGTAGGTTGAAGGTTAATCCTTCAATGATTTGCTTTCTTTTTGACATTGCATTGAGCATAGCATTCATACGTGGAGCGAACTGTTCCGGCTTCATGTTCTCGAAGCTCTTATCGTCGAACCCTTCCAGCTTTTCGCCTGCCATGAATGCCACTTCATATTCTTTTGGTGTCATTACTACACCTGCCTGTAGGCACTCTGTACAGAATAGGATAAACTTCACGTTGTTTCTTAGGTCTTTTTCCATAATCTTTCTTTATATTTAGTCAATACATTCTTCAATTGGTATATCGTTTATTGTCACCATCTCCCAATCTCCATCCATCATCTCATAGATACAATTGATTGTCTTATGGTCTGCAATGATTTCTTCATCAACACCTTTCTTTCTCCAGGTATTACTTTCTACCATTGCAGACCATTTTGTCCCTTCTTGGAACATCAATTTATTAGGGAGTTGTTTATATGTTGATTCTATGAGTTGACTTAACGTCTCTTCTGTCATAGGTCAATCAATACTTCTCAAGATAAGTGTTGCCTTTATGGTCCTTCCAGACGAGACATATCTCACCTTCTTTATCGATATTCACACTTTCGAATGTGATAGGATAACCATGATTCTCACCATCCTTTGTGACATAATGTGAAATCTTATAAGTGACTTCTTCATCCTTATCATACTTCTGGTAGAGTGAAGTGAATTCATTATAGGTGAACATCGTTGCTTCATGGTCTTTTTCAGTAGGAAATGATATCATGTAACGTACAAGTTTACCATCTTTCACCTCTGTACTGACTATTGAATCAATCTTGAGTTCATCAATGACATCAATCACTTCGGCACAACGAAGCCTCCAGTCGTCAGGATACTTCTTCTTGCAACTAAGGAGGTCTAATTCATTACCCTTCAATAGCTCTACAAATTCTTTTTCTCTTTTCATGTTTTTAATTGTTTAATTATTGTTTATAATTGTAAGATGAGTAATACTATAACAAATGTATAACATGGATTAATAATAGGGTTTAACGTACTTCTCATCTCACTGTGTAAAGATACTACTTCTCGTTCATCTTTTGTACCTGTCAAGTACTCTTTCAAGTAATGTTTTGGCACTCTCAATATCCTTTTTGTCTCTTGTAGTCAATTCGTCACTTATAGTAAGTATACTATCAACAATCTTGAGTATTGTAGGGATACTTGATTTGAGCTTCGTCTGACCAGCTCTCGTCGTGTAGCTTATATTAAACTTATCCTTCTCCTTCTTGAGTGCTGATTGTGCTTCTCCATATGTAGCAAAGTAGCCTATATTATAGGTCTTGCCATGATGATAGAAAGTCACTCTCCATGGCTTCTTCAAGTTCCCTTTTGTGTAGTATATATTCTTCATAGTCTCAATATATCTCGTCTACTTCAACATCAATTAGAGATTCTATTCTATACACAAGTCCATTGTCAATTATCTTCTCAAACTTGATACCTGCTGCCTCAAGCTCCTCAGCTATTGCATTCCTGTACATCCATCTTGGTCTTAGGTAGATGTATTCATCATCTTTTTCAAGTGACAGGAGTATCTTGGTGGGAGAGTATTCTTGTTCCCGAATAATCTCCCTGATTCTCTTCATTGTGAGCTTCTTTGTCATAATGTCTTGATGAACGTCATTACCTTCTTCAATTGTTCATACGACAGGTCGTCCATATTGTCAATGATACGTTCATAAAGCATCTCTCGTTCACTGTCTTCGTAGAATTTTATCCCAACATCGCCAACATCGCCATTCTTTGCGTAGAGCACTTCACCTTCGTCCATATAGAACTCTTTGTTGTTCTCATCTATGAATGTCGCTGTTTCATCACTTACGCCAGTACATGTCATTGTTACTACTTCGTCCTCGTTGAACAATAAGAACTTTACTTGGTCTCCTACACTCAATGGTCTAAATACTTCGTTCATAATCTTTTTGTTTTAAATTGTTACACATGTCTCTTCTTTTGATATTGTAAAGATACACCTTATTCTTCGACCACACAACAAGTCGACCATAAAATGTTGTCCAAATTGTGTACTTTTTCTTCATGTCCTTCCATTCTTATTTATAGAATCCTATGATTAGCAATTAGTCGATACACGCGTCAGATATCAATCTCGCTGCACAAAACGCTTTATTTTATTCATTTTACCTTATTTCCATAAAAATAGAAAGACCTTAGCAATCATCGCGACTCCTAAGGCCTACAATTACGAGAAAATTTCACTAATTATGAACAACGAAGTCAATGTGTATTGTTAGTTTTCATCTGTCTTAGACGTTGTCTTATAAGGTCTTTCTTACTTGTTCCTTCTTCCTCTTGAATTATCTCTGCCTCAGTGTATTCGATAGGTTTCATTTCGTTTAGGAATTGTTCATTCTTCTTTTCCAAGTCGTTCCAATCGTATTGTTTTATAAGGTCTCCAGGTAGCATTATCTTCTCTTGTCCAAGGATATTCTTATTGAATCCGTTGAAGTCTTTGTACCAGGAGCTTGCGAGTTGGTTTATCATTATCTCAGGTCTTATTCCTGACTTGGCACTTACGAGTCCAATGATTATACTGTTTATAGGTATATCACGCATTACTCTACTTATGTTCTCTCCTCCATGTATTGTTGCATTTATATCTATTTTTCCGTCAACTGTGAGTTTGAGTTCATTCCCTTTTACTTCCTTTCTTGCTTGTTCCAGGATTGCTCTTATTTCTCGTGATATAATCAATGCTTTTGTCTCTTGACCTCTATCGATATGGTCTTCGTATTTGAGTTGTAGGTCCGTGAGTATATCATTAAGGATTTCTAATCGTCCCGCTTCTGTTGCTACACGATATTTATCACTCTTTACTACGTATTTATTTTGTCTATTTTCAATTATTGACTTATTTTCATTATAGAATTTTGTCAACTCTCCTTCTTCTAAATCATATCCTTCTCTCTTCTTGATTGTCTTCTTGACATCCTTTATTGAATACATAGAACCAAATAGGTCAAGAAGCATCGGTGTCAACTTTGCAAGCGCCTTACTTCTATCATTATAAAGGTCAAATGTATGCATATATTTTGACCGTGCTCTATTGTATTGAGCAAGTAGTGGTACAATGACTTTTGCACGAATTTCAAGTGCATCTTTGATATCTTCTTCTTTTGCACCACGATTTTTCATTACTCCCTTGAGATTCACGTATTTAAGGTCGATTGAATGCAACACACCGTTGTGACCTTCATATGTGACAAATCTATCAGGACATTCGTCTAATTTGATACGAATTCTTTCATATTCCACATAAGCATCTTGCATATGTTTAGAGGCTATCTGAACAAAGTCAGGAGCCTCTTTAATTATATCTTCTCTACTTACCTGTGTCATTTCTTATGTTACTTATTGTAATTATCGGTAAAGATATATAAAACATCCTTTCTATGCTATGGGTTTTGTGATTCAATACCAAACATCATTCATTAATTGTGTCTCTTCAACGATTTCTTCATTATCTTCTTGAGACATTACAAATTGTTCGAATGTGAGGTCTTCATCTTCTTGTTCTAATAAGTAGTACATAGGTTTACGAATTTTGTTTGTTATAATACTTTTCAATTTCTTTTTTCATTATATCAATCTCCCAAGGATTGATTAAAAGTTCCATTTTCAACACTTTTGCTTGATTCAAATAATCTCTCTTATTGTTGTACTTTATGTTTTGTATTGAATGTACATCAAGCTCTACATAGTAAAGATTTTCTTTACCAATCACAATTGGTTCGAAATTCACACTATAGCAACTTACGTTATGATAATTCTCATTTTCGTCTTTATAGGTGAGTACGAAATTACATATGAAACCATCATTATTATCATTGTATATTTTTGTCACTCTCTTTTGATAGAGGTGTGCGAGTAATTTTTGTACCATTTTTCTTTTTATTTATATAATAAGTTTTAACGCTTCCTTAATTCCGGCCTCCAATGTTTCTTCGTAGGTATCCCACAGACCGCCATCATTAGGACCCCTGGAATCATCATCTTCCTGCCACGTTCCGTTATCGGCTTTCACTATAGCATAGCCATACCCTACGGCACTTCGGTATATTTCGATATGCAGGTTCTTGTTTTCACGCAGCCACTTTTGGGCAATGGATTGAGTTGGAGCAGAGATAGAGTAAACGTCTGCATTATAATTCTGGGCATCGTAGCTTTCATCTATCTCATACTCAGGACCACTACCTCCTTTATACACCAATTCATAAAAGCTACTAACATCTTCTTTAAATCCTGCCGCCTTTAGTAGCTTCGCTGTCTCTAATGTTACAAATTCTTCTGTCATAGCTGTATAAATAGTCTAATTGTTAGAACAATGGTCGTAATGATAAAGATTAATGCGAAATATTTCCATATTTTTACAGTAGCCTCTAAACCGTGCTTCCGTTTGTCAAACTCACTTAAGGCATAATTCAAAGCCTCGTCTTTCAATCCCTTAAGCTTATCATTCAAAGCCTCGGTTATATCGTCTGCGATAGTATGCTTCACCCTTTCTGACACGGATTCCGGATAACCCCTCTCTTCATAATTCAATTCATTCAACAAATCATAATGGAACATATAGGGTATTCCGTTTACTTCATAGGAGAGCTTGATACCGCTTTCTTTGATGTATTTCAAAAACTTTTCCTCGGCAATCTCGTTTATCCTTTCTTGGTTAAATTCTGACTGCTTCTTTATCTCATTAAAATATTCCTCGTCAACAATTACACAGTTGTTTTCAAGCTTCATTACATGTGCTTTCATTGTTTATTCCTCCTATTTCTTGTTTTGATTTCATAATTCGTAAGATAAAATTACAACCGTTAATGCAATGAAAATGATTGCTACTATCAAGGCGATAGATAGACATCCCCTTTCGTATTCTTCATCTTCCGATGGTGTGTTTTCGTTATACCAATCTAATGGATGTTTTAATTTCATTTCTCACTCCTTTCTTTCTCCTTTTTAGCTTTATCACAAGCCGACTTCTTCATTACATACGGACAATCGCAATTCCCGTATCTTTCGTTATACCAACAACAATAGTCACACTGGTGCATCATTTATTCCTCCTTATCTATCTTAATATCCGTTACTTTGCCACGATTGATGAATTTATAAATAATCCCTTTCGCATAATTTATATCGCATAATTTATCATAAGTAAACCGATATGTATGACAAGTATAGTATAAAGAGCATCCTTTGCAGTCATTACTTTCTTGTCTTACAAGCTCATGCAGCACCCCATCAATTATTATTCCGTTCTTTACTTCCATAATCAATATTCTAATACTTCACAATCACTTACTTTCACTTTCATAAACTTTTTAGTTTCCTTATCCACTATCAAAAACTTATCTTTCCTAAAAAAGCCTCCATCTATATACCCCACCACCTTTCCAGTGCCTTTATAGGTAAACTCTTCTACAGTAGGAAGAGGCATACTTGGATAAAACATATCACGCTCTTCGCAACGAATATCGTAATCTGTCGAATTGAATATTTTATAACTAACTTCCATAATCAAATACAATTAGGGCATTCTGCCGATTTATTACCTTTAGTATCTGTGTATGTATAGATACTTTCTCCTTTTGAGGAAATCACATCGACCATACAGCCGCACTTCGTACACTTTCTATGCGCATTGTTAGGGTTGTTTATCCATCTATGCCCTTTTCTGTTTTCTGCGCCTAACTTTGTTCCTCTATTAAATCCCATAATCACACCCTTTCCCGTAAACATTTACGAACTCGCTGACATCCATATAGTCTATGCCAAAATTCTCGGCTGTTTTCTTGTCACTGTCTGAAAACTGCCCTTCGAGGCCGCTTGCATCACCAATCATTAAACAATCTTCTACCTCCAAACTGAAATCTTTCCATGTATTGTAATTATCAAAAAGTTCTTCAAGCATTCTGGTATTTGGCTTTCTCATAGGGTTGCTTCTGTCATTGCTTCCGCAATACTTAAAACGCGTATCAATGTCGCAATAATCCATTATACTGTAACTCACGTACTCACATTTTACATAAATAAATGATTCTGGAACCAACCCTTTTTCTATCCCTCCCTGGTTTGTCACGATAAAAATTTCTTCGGGATTCAAATTCTTTATTGCATCCATGACATCAAACTTAAATTTCATGTCCCATATCCCCTTTGGAAACGTCTCACCACTTGCAGTTTCTATTAACGTGCCGTCCATATCACAAAATAAAACCTTGTACTTTTTCATTTCTCGTTCCTTTATTTGTTTAAATCTTTATCTTCACATCGAACTATTTTATGTTTCTTGCAAAACCTAATTGAATACCTTACTGCCTTTCGTATATCTTCATACTCCTTTGTACTGTACACGTTGTATGTACGGAGTTTTCGCATAATTTCTTCTTCCATGAAAGGAAGTATCTCTTTCTCAAACCTACTCATTTCCTATGTGTTTTACGGTTCTTGTTTCTCTTCCTGCGTTTCGCAATCTGCTTGTTTGTACATCTATCATCTTTTGGACGATATTTTCTCATTTTAGGTGCATCACATGGTTCTAAAGGAGAAATATCACTATATGGATTATAAATTTCATAATAGGTATTATCGTTCCAAGAAATTTCGTCCTGCATATTTTACCCCTCTTTCTTTTTAAGACTTATATCAATTGACAACCTATCAGCAATTTCCTCCTTAATTATCTCCCTGCACAAATTCCTTATCATAGAGTAATCACCATGTCTTTGTATCTCGTTGGAAACCATACAACGAACCCACCTCTCTATATCAACGTCGTTTCCATATGTGTTTTGAAAGATACGTTTAACCTCCTCTTTCACAATTGGAACCATAATTTCCTTTATATCCTCTTTAGTCAACTTTAGTTCGTTGTGGATATAATTCTTCACTTCCCTGTATATATATTTACTCATAATGCTTAAACCTCCACTTTTGTATAATTACTAAATTTACAATAAAGATATTTTCTTGAAAGCCATCCTCCTAATGAATATTTATCGTTGACACATTTACAATAGGTTTCCCATTTGTCCTTATGTACAATCTCATACATTACGCCTTTGTACATAAACACATCTCCTTCTTGTAAATTTGAAATCTTAATTGTTTTCATATTAGCCCAATCCTCTTTAATCTTTTTCTAAAATTCTTTTCATTCAAAGCTTGTTCATAATAGCAATCCGGTTCAATAACTACTTTATTTTTCATTATAGGTTTCCCGTTTAATACAATTGAAACTTCGTTGGTAATAGAAACTCTCTTTATCTCTTTCGTTTTCAGATTAAATGAAAATAGAATATGACCCGGAATCTTTTTCTTCTTATCCGTCAATTTATATTCATGCTGTTTCTTTTGAACATATTCTACCTGGTTTTTAGATAGACCACCCTTTGTTAAATCCGGAACTATTTCCATATCAATCACCGTTTAAAATATACAACAACTCTCTTGCTTTCCTATAGGTATCAAAACCTTTTACATTCACCCATTCGGATGAAAGACGTTTGTCTTTTCTTACTTGTACGCAATACACGACTATCGGAATACACCCGCTATACCTTATTTCTTTCACAATCCTATATCTTTCCATGTCAAATACAGTTTCTTATAAACGTTTCCTTGTCAATCATACCGTTCTTTGATTCTTCCACCAAGTCAAAAAATGTATCAGCAGAACAAACATGCTCTTCTATCATTATACATATTCCATCACCGGGATAATATTCACACGAAACATCATCACTCCAATCTATATACTTTTGTGCTTCTTTGACTATATCGTAACAATCAAGCATATACCCTTGATATTTAATAGAAGCTTTCCTTATTTTGTCAAATACATTTCCTTTCATATTTTCAATCTCCTTTCTATCACTCAATACATAAAACAAGTCCCCTACGTATCATATCTTCCAACTCTCTTTCGGAAAACTCATCGAACGAATGTTTGTCCATAGTGCAGAAATGATACCTTACAGAATGCTTTTCATAATCAATGTTTTTATGATAATCAATCATTACATCACTTATAACCGTTTCGATAATCTTACCGTTTACAATAAAAGAAAAACGTGTTCCGACATCATAACACACCTTCTTAAACAAAAGAACTTTCCTTTCATCCATTTTATTTCAATTTTTCTTCAAGTTCAGCAATTATACAATCTGCATCACCGCCATGTACCCAGTCCTCCAGTACAGAAGACAAAGCTTCAATAACTTTCTCCTTCTGCCATTCGGCACCACTATTAAAACCATTAGCAATCATTTCCTTGATGTCAGAAATTCTATTCGGTACCCCACATGTTCCAAATGAGCGAATAACCGATTCGGCATATTCTATTGACGCCTTTTTAATAATCTTTTCTGTCATAATACTTCACTTTTTAGGATTATTGTTACACTTTTCAACAAGTTGAAGATTCTGTGGAAGGAATGTCCTTAATTCGCCATCTATCTCAAGATGATAATACTTCGTACTTCCAGTTCCACATATACTTGCTATTCTACTCACTTTACCTACCAACATCAAATTTGAACAATGTAGGATTTTCACTCTATCTCCTACTCCAAAGTTCTGATTCTTTGATTTTGCCATTGTTTATAATTGTTTAAAAGGAAAACTGTTCAAGTTTGCAGTAAATTAACAAATAAGTTGGATTGAACAAAATAAACAACTTGAAACAATTTTCCTTATTTGATAAAAATACAATTTTGTTATCAATTAAATGATTTGAAGTTACTCGATTCCTTTTAAAAATGAGACATCTTCAAGCTGTTCACTCATCCGCATTATTCGAAGAATCTTCTCCCATTTTTCAGGTGTCATTTCTGTATCATCTGATTCTACATTCTCACTGAAGATATCGTGTTTATTCAGGAATGCTTCATACAAATTATCCATCATTGACTTAACCTCTTTCTTCCATTGTTTGGAATAAAACTCATACATTTCTTTAACTTCAATGTATTCAGCATCAGTAAGTTTGATAGAAATGAAAGTTTTATATTTATTGGAGTGATATGTAATAGAGTCTTTGTTCAAAACCTTATGTACACATTGGAATAGAAGTTTCCGAGCATATGTATTAGAATATGGTAATTTGAAACATCTCTCTTCTTTCTTTTCATTAAATAGAGTTTCGATATCCAATCCATTAGCCAAACATAACGCATCTAAAGCTCTTTTAGCTGCTAATGCTTCACCCATCTCACCTCTTTCTACAAGAGCTTGAAGTTTCTTAGCTTTTTCGAGTATCTTCCTATCCATAATATTTCTTCTTTTTTTTGAATGCTTAAAGATACACCTTTGGACCACGCGGTCCAACGATTTTCAATTAAATTTTAATGACTTGGACATATTTTAATTCACCTGTATATCCTCTGCCACGTAACTCTTCTATGAGTTGTCTTGGAGTAAATTTTGCCAAATCAGGATTTACAAAAACTTTATGAATACCTGATTGTGATTCTTTTTTAATTTGATTTCGTAATTTATCATGTGAATTTTTACACTTTTTGCATACATTAAGATGTCCATCCTTACAATTTACAGAAGTATAAAATTGGTCTAATGGTAATTCTTGACCACACTTCTTACACACTTTAGTCTTTACTTCGTTTTCCATAATTATTACAATGTTAATGTTTTAATGACTTTACCTGAATTCATCAAACGATTTTCAATCACATTTAAATTCAATTGAAAACCTGATGTGAGACTATTAACAGTCAATACTATGAGATTAGAATTAGGGATTATCTCATAAACTCCTTTCATGAATTTACCGTATTCCCACAATAACGCATCGAGTTCGTCTATTACATCTGTCCTAAGACACTCGATAATAAATGTACTGATTTTTGCCTTCATATTTTCTCGTATTTAATCATTGTTCTTTTTGGATATCTAAAGATACTACTTTTCTATGAGATACCAAAAGTTTATGTCTAAATTGTGTATCAAATTAATATATATTAAGAAAGGACCTTGTTTCACAACAAAGCCCCTTCAAAACTCTAATATACAAACATGGCTAACACGTAATAAACTCTTCAATTTTAGTTTCTTTTATGTCAACAACACGCGTCTCACTGAGAAAATCCTGATTTAAAATCTTACTCATCATTTCACTTGCTTTTGTAGAACTTTCAGATTGAATGAGGTATTGTATCTTGTTTTCTTTCACTTTACCTCTCATATCGGTCTCAAACCATAATCCTTTACATAAGAACCATAATCCTTTTCCTGAATGGACGCCAGAAATATTTATTTCTTTAATAGGACTAATATCGAACTCAACATCGATATTCTCATTGCCCCACTTAGTAGCAATTGCTTCTGCATCAGTGTAATTAACTGCTGAACAAGCAATTACATTCTGACACTTTTTCATTCTCCTATTTGTAGAATTTTCATCTTCTGCCCAATAAGAGATAGTTATTTCAAAGTACTTGTGCAACATCTTCTTAGATAATCGACATTCTTTTTGATTAATTCAATATCTTCTTCTTTCACCTCTTTTTCAAAATAATCTGGAGGTGTAGGTATTCTCTTGAATGTACCTTCTTTCTCAATCTCCACACCGTGCAACGCTGACAAGATAGGATAACAACTGTCAGTTGACCTTATTGCAATATGATTAGTATTATAACACCTGAATTCTATTGGATTTCCTTGTCCTAAAAAATGCAATGGTTTACGTAGCAAGTCTTGCTCCTCAAGTTTCATGACCAATAAAGTCCTTGCTTCTGCGATATCCGGATTCTTCATAATGTGAGGAATTGCTTTCTTACTCATACCGATACAAGAAACAAAATCGTTATGCAAGAAATACTTGTAACATTCCATCCAATCTTCATAAGTATCACCTTGTGGACATGCAAGAATGTTAGTCCTCTTATAGAGGAAACCTTTTCTTCTTGCATCCTTCATCCATTCGAGGAATTGATTGAAGTTATTCAGCGTTTCTTCTTTATTATAAAGAACATCAAGAGGTATTACTTCATTAGGTTGAATTTCAAGTGTCAATTTGAGTAATTCTTTGTTAGTCAATATTTCACCTTCATCTCCAACGCCTGAATCAAGTATGGTAAATCGACCTTGTTTGATAGCATTCTTTGTATATTCGCGATACTTTTCGTTTCTTTTATAAAGTTGTCCAAGTATATAGAAATTATTATCCCCTAATTCACTCAATTCCAAATGATTCATAGGTGGTGTAACGAATATTTTCATAACTTTTAATTATTAAATTTGATTTCTACCTTATTTTCTAATTCTGGTGCTGTCACAAGATAGATAATGAAATCTTTAAGACCTATTTCAGCATCACCTTTTTCAATCTCCTCAAAAGAGTATTGTTCATTCTTTATTTCGTTTGATACTTTCTCAAAACGTTCTCTTCTTGTCTCTTCTTTCACAGACAATACAGTAACTGTAAAGTCAACTTTAGAAGAATTTTGAACTAATGTCTCTATAATCTTATTGAATAGACTTTTTTGTCTACAACCTACAATATATATCTTATTGATAGATTGTAGGTTCCATTCAAATAAAATCTTTGAGCATATTCTTTCACAAAGTACCTCACTAAGGCCTGAGTCGAATGTCCTCATTTCAGAATAGGTCAATTTACGAACTATATCACCAACTTCAATAACACTATCATTCTTTTGCTTCACTTTATTCACATATGTGGTTTTACCTGAGAAAGCTTCACCTACTATAAACTCAATCTTAGGGAGTTCTATTATTAGCTTTTTAAATGCTTCATTGAAGTTTTTGGGTTTTTCTTCAGTAGAATCATCTTTTACTTCCATTTTCTCAACTATAGCGTAATTTTCACCATCTTCACTGACCTCAACTGAGTCAAAATCAAATTGCTTCAAGATATTTTTTGCAATCATTTCACATGACATAGAACCAAAATCATAACATTCGCAACCTGATTCAAATACTGGGAATTTTCGGTTTATATATTGTTTTACTTTTCTCCTTAGCAATATAAACTCTTCATCACGATTATCGTGATTAACCCGTTTTTTACAATTGAATTTAAAGATATGTCTGTGAGGTTGTTCCAAGAACTTCACTAACTCACCATGATTTTTTGATGCATCAGGATAATTATGAAATCCTTCTACTTCAAAACGAATTCCGATAGATGTCTGTAATTTGTTCATAATCAATAAGTTATTTTAAAACGTCTTTTAATCACTTCTTTATCTGCAATACCGTAGACTAAACAATAATCTTTCTTTTTCTTCTGACAAAATTGAACTGGACCTCTGTAGATACACTTACCGTCAAGAAAAAGTCTCATAATCTTTTCACCATTGATATTCTTATTCCTTGAGGCTTGCTTTATCACTTCAGGAGAAACTCTGTCAATCCAACCATTTTTATGATGGATAAATGATTTTAACTGTTCATCCATATCTCATTCTTTTATATAAAGATAAGGCTAATTTGTACATTGACCAGCGTTTTAGTACACAATTAGCCTTAATAGATTTATCTCAATTCGCATGCACCACCTGCACAAGCAGTCGCTACATTCTCGCCTACATTCTTATATTCTTGTTCCCATTCGACATTCTCCCAATCAATAGGTTTTTGATTCTTAATCTTCTGCCATTGATGGAATATATTCACATGTTTTAAGCAACGTGAGCATTTTTCATCATCACCCTCAAAATAATTCTTAGAGAACTTCTTGAATCTACGGACCCAATCATTCCTCATTTCAATTTTGTGTTGCAAATAAGAAGAAATTGCATTGACGTCACTGATACACAATCCATCTATAGTCACAAGAAGTTTACCATCTTTAATGTGTTTTTTGATAAATGAAAGTAGATAATCGTCAGTATAGATTAATAAGTCATTAGCCTTACCAGTCGCTGCATTACAAGCTGTCCATATATCACCAAAAACTTGTAATCCATCTACAATAAGACCTGAAGAAAGAATTGCACCTTGTCCATATGTATCAGCAAGCTCTTTTTCATCAAGATAAGAAGTGTAAGGAGCTTGTGGATAATCGAGGTCACCAGTTTCAGGTAGGAAACTCAATCCACAGAATCCATCTTTGTGTTCCCATATCCAATCTGCAATTTCACTCCACTCATCTTCTTTGACTGATACTGTACAACTTACATTGTGATGATATTTAGGTTTAGCTATTGAAGATGAATGCTCTGTATTAGTACCTTCCATAATCCAACCTTTCTCAGTAGTATAAATTCTATAAAGAAAATCAAGAGTACTGAAATCTGTACGAACCATTGTTTCATCATCGAGTTCAATAGGGAAAGATAATACAGTTTCGCCTTTCTTGTTCCAAAATGAAGGATTTGCAATATCTGGATTCAATTTAATAACTTCTTTCAATGCCTGCTCATTGTTATTCGCTTGAATATTACGAATATACTTACGAAAATGATAAGCATGAATACCAGAGCCGCATCCAAGCAATTGTGACGCGTTTCCTGAAGGTTTGATTACGGTCGTTCTTGCTGCAGCATTTATTCCAATAATCGCAGCAACTTCTTTATTCACTTCTTTTACGATTCTTGCACCTTTTCTTTGTATTCTTTCATTAAAAAGAATATTAGGATTATCTGCCATGCCAGTGATACCAACACCAAGTAACGCATCACGCTTCATTATCTTACGTGTAGCTTCTGAAAGTAACGGTAGATTTTCAGTATAAGCTGCTTGAAATGTACCTAATATAGCTGCTGCACGACATGCTTTATAGAAGTCTTCTTCGGTTTTGACTTTCTTTCCATTAATTTCACAAAGGTTACAAAAACTAAAACCATATTCTTTACTACCATCAGGATTTGTATAAGTTGGATATAACAATGCTTCTGCACAAGGATTTATGACTGCTTCAGTGTCAGGCATGAATAATAATCCTGGTTCTCCATATTGTTTGATATATTCAAATATCTTGTCGTACTTTTCTTTAGGAGTGTCTTCGTAGATTGCTACAGAATTATTACATCTACACAATTCCGGATGGGCTAAGAACCAATCTCCAGTCTTACATTGCAACATTTCTTCATCATCAATATCAAAAATAGAAATCATTGCACTCCTTCTTATACCACCACTTATTACAGCATCAGCAATAATACACGACATAAGATGAAGTTCAAAAGGTCTTAGCTTCCTGCCCTTTGCCTTACTTAGAATCTTACGCAATTTATCATGGCAAACTTTCAATGGTTCTGGCCCAGGTGCTTTGAATCCACCACTTACAAAAGCACCTTCTGGTCTAATATGCGAATAATCGAATTCGATATCACTCAATCCTTTATAATATGATTCAATCAATAGACCAGTAGATAAGGCCCAACCTTCAATCGAATCTTCTATGACTGTACTAACCTTTTTAGAATTATCGATTCCTTTAACAATAGGTAATTGTTTAATATGTACTTTTTGAATCGAGTAACCAACACCTGAACCAGACAACAAAAGCTCCATCAATTCTTGGAAAAATTCGATTCTATTACAGTAACTTCCAGAACAATTAAAAGACCTAAAATTATTTTTCAACAATTGAGGACCACCATATTGTAAAGACCTTTGAGAGCCAAGTACTTCTTGATTATAATATGCTGACCAAGCCTCTTGAAATGCTTTATTGAAAGCATCTTTATTTTCATCTTTGATTTTTCCATTGAAAAACTCATAATGCATTTCCATAACTCGACTGACAGATTCCGGCCATGTCTCTTTCTTACCATCAGGCTTTACTCTCGAATACTTACTGTAGAATATATAGTCTGAGATTACATCTCGACTATCTATACGTTCATTACTCATTTTTATTCATTTGATTTTTAACGAATTTCTTCTGCATCTGCAGGGAAAAGTATACAAACAGGGATAGAAGGGACCTGAAACATCAATGGTATATTGTCCGTTGATGCATCTCTATCTTTTGCTCGTATCTTATCGATTATTTCGTTAAAAATACTTCTTTCTATATAAAGATATAGAGGTTTGGGTTTATACTTTTCATCTTTTTGCAATTGTACTCTTTCAATTGCAAGATGTGTGTGTAATATTTCTTCATCTGGAAGATACGGTACAAGTTCTTTTATTTTATTTGCGCAAATCGCAGAAAAAGATTTCCCAGGTTTTATAACCTGAATATACAATTTAACTTTCTTCATAATTACAATATTTTATAAATTCCTTTATCAATTCTTTCTAATTTACCTTCTTTCATTAGATGTTGAAACCAATGGTCAACTCCTGCTCTAATAGAGCCAGGTTGAAACTTATTCATATTATTGATTTTTCTAACTAATTCATTTCTCTTGATAATGCCAGATTTTTCATTCTTCATTAACTTATCAACAGCATCTACCACCGTATAGATGTTATCTAATCTATCTTCTCTCATATTGAACAATAAACTAATTCTTTCCGTGCTCTTGTAATAGCAACGAACTTTAAACAATATTCACTATAAATCGCTTCTTCAGTTATAGCATGTGTACTTGGAATAAGACTTTGATTCAAGAAAAACACTCTATCAGCTTCGAGCCCTTTTGATTTATGAATAGTACTTAATACAATACCTTCAGTTTCATCTGTATAGATTCGTTTGATATTGTTTTCAAGACTTTCCATATTATTCCATACACAATACAATCTTTGTAGGATTAAACACTTTTCAACGAGGTTCAAATATGAAGGATTATTAATTGCTGCAGAATAAGATAAACCTTTTTCTTTCAGACTTTCAATTTTTTCTTCTTTAAGCCTTTCAAGGTCGTCAATACAGTTTATCTTATCAGTCAAAGCACATAATGCGTTACCAAAGTCTCTCCCTTTAATCGTAGCCTTCTTACCTTCTTTAAGAAGTCCAATAAACACTTCAATTAGAGGGAGATTATTCCTGCATAATACAAAGTCACCTACTTGAGCCTCTTGATATTCACCATTTCTTACGATACCATCAATTGCATTAGGTGCAGCTTCGATTCCTAACGAGAATACCTTCTTAGCCTCCTCAACAATTTTCTTAGCACAACGATATGTTACATCTAACGGCAATACTGCTGTATTCGGCAGATTTTGCAAAAGTCTAAAGTTCGATACGCTGGACCCAGAAAATTGGTAAATACACTGTTTTTCGTCGCCCACAGAAATTAATCTACCAAATTTTGGCTTGATAAATTGCTGAGTCAATTCTCTTTGCAATACATTCTGGTCTTGGACTTCATCTAAAAATACGACGTCGTATTTAGGAAAATCTTTGTCATCAAGCAATGTATATGGTAACCACAACATATCAGTGAAATCCATCTGGAATTCTTTATTATCATTGATTTTTAACGCACTCTTACTCCATTCGTATTCAATCTTTTGAATATCTTCAATCATCCTGTCACGAAATTCAATATCTTTCTCAATACATAACAAAGGAATATCTCTTTCGTAGTCAACCAATAAGTTCATTCTAATTGTGTTCCATATATCCTGAAGTTCAAATAGATATCTCATCTGTTGTTTCTGAGGTATATCTTTAACATCTAATATTTTCCTTGCTAATTGAAAACATTTATTCTCGTTCAATTTCATCTTAAATGAGAAATTGTAGAATAATACTTTCAATCCTTTTGCATGAAAAGTATTGACTTCAATCCTTTCAGGAACTTTCAATTTGAGTTCTTCAGCGATACTCTTATTGAATGCCATAAACAAGACTTTCTTTCCTGGAGATGTCCTTTTGCAGCATTCAATAATAGTATGTGACTTTCCTGAACCGGCTGTGGCACTTATAGCAATATTCTTTCTTGTCTGTTCGTATGTATCGAAAATGGCTAACTGTCTGTCACTCCATTTCATTTTGTAAAGTAGGTTAACTGGTTGATATAATCAACTAATGATTTATAGTCCTTTTCGCGTTTCATATCCATTTTCTTCTTAATTACGCTCAGAACATCACCGAATTCTATGTTATTGTAGAAAACAGTCCTGTTGTAGTCTATTTTGTTTACCACCCATATGTCTACATCTACATCTTCTATTCTTATACGATATAGAGGGGCTGTTTCTACATATTCGGAAAGGATGTCGCTTTTCATGTCCTTGTTTATCCTTGCCATCGTACTTAGAGCACGCAGAGAATCGTCACTTATCCCCTCTATCTCTATATCCAGGTCGTGCGGTTCAACACAAAATCCGTGTACATACATTGCCATGCTTCCACCAACAACCATACGTTTACACTGCAAACTGTTCCTTAATACGTTAAAAACTTTAAACAATTTATTAACTTTCTCTTCTTTAGTAAAAACAAAATCCTCATTCATAATTCTTCAATTTTATCAGGTTCGTAATATTCAAAATTCTTATAATCAGCTAAAGCATCAGCAACTGCATTTCCATATACAATAGGGTCAGATAAGTTAGTTCCATGTCCTCTTGTCCATTTTAATCTTACTCTCATCTTCTTACTTTTATAAATTATATCCGCCACTTTTTTCCATAAATCGACATTAGCACAACCTTCCCAATTGTTTTGAATATAGGTGAATAATTTCTTAGTACCATTCACAACATATTCACTATCACTCCATACTGTTACGTTTGATGGTTCAGATTTATTTACAGCTTCTAATGCAGAAAGAAAAGCTCTCAATTCGCATCTACTTATAGTAGTGTCACAATATCCTTTTGATATGAAATATTCTTTATCGTCACATTGTATATAAACACCAATGCCACCCTTACGAATTTTCCAATTGCAACTACCATCTGTAAAAATGATTATATTCCTTCTTTCCATACCTAAAGATACCAACTTTTTATCTGTTATTGACCAATAGATGCTTTATATTTCTTCAATAAAGCCATATCAAGGGACACGTTTTCACTTGAAGAGACATTCTCAATACCTTTATTCACAGCATTAGTGACAAGTGTCTTTTCGTCCAAAATTTCCTTTATCCTTATATCAATAGTATCTTGTGACATTATATAATACACATTAGTGCTATTCTTCTGTCCCATTCTATCTAATCGTGCTATTGCTTGTTCAAGATGAGAAGGTCCATTAGGATACTCAATGAATATCATATTACTACACACTTGTTGAAGTCCATCTACTCCAGTTGATAATGTAGCAATATTCGCAAACAAGAATTGTTTACTCTTCTTCCATCTCTCAACTCTCGCCATCTTTTCTTCTGTAGAAGTCTGACCGATAATAAGTTCACTATCCTTTTTGAATTCTTTATGTAATTGTTCCAATGGCTCTGTGAGTGTTCCAAAAACCAACACTTTCAATTCTTCATCAGCTTCTTTCCAATCTTTCAAGAATTGGATTATAAACTTCAATTTGCCTTTTAAAGATAATTTCTTCAAATTAGCAATTCTCACGAGATGTTCTGCTCTTTTAGCACGTTCTGCTGCTTCAATATCAAATTCTTCAAGATAAGCAATAAGGTCATCTTCTGCTTTCTTATATTCTTTTATGTTAGTAATTGAACTATCTATCACCTGCTCTATCACTTCAGGTAGTTCAGTCAATACTTCATCTTTATTTTTTCTGAAATAACAATAGTGTTTTATTATCTCGTATAATTCAGAAGTATATGAAGCACCAGTAGAATCAAGTCCAAACCTTGTCATCCTTGCATTACAATATCTATAGAGGAAATACTTCAAGTCAGGAAATATATCAAATCTGCCTATTATATTCAAAATATTGATTAATTCTTGAGGACGATTCATTACGACAGTACCACTCAAAGCATATACTTTATTGGCCTTTTCAACTATCTTCATCACTGCTTTTGAACGTAACGATTTAGGATTTTTACATAAATGCACTTCGTCCAATATCACAGCTCCCCATTTCTTTGAAAGTGACCTTGTATACCTTAATTGTATATCGTTCTTAGATTTTTCTCTTTTATAGAGATAATCGTAATTTATCACAGTCACATCAGCCTTCCAATCTGTGTTTTCACTATCCTTAGAATCTATGATATGAACACTTCTTTTAGGATTCCATCTATTCCATTCTTTCAACCAACTTGATTTGACTGTAGATGGACATATGATAAGACACGGAAATAAATCAAGAGTTTCGACACACAAAAGGCTCTGAGCTGACTTTCCGAGTCCCATCTCACAACCATTGATACAGTTACCATGATTTATCATATATGTTATACCTTCTATTTGATATGGTCTTGGTGTCATTGGAAAGTTCAGATACTCAACCATCTCTTTAAGAAGTTCTTCATCAATCATCTTATGGATAGGTTTAAGTTCTATGTCACGAGGTTGAATCACCTTTTTATTCACAAATCCATTATCTTCAAGAAATCCCTTGAACTTCGAAGAATTCTCTAAATTCAACTGTGTATACCATTCTTTAGTTGCTGGATTATAATGACATTTGAACTTTTTCATTTCAGCAACTAAATATGGACGATATTCAAAACCTATCCACAACCAATCTTTATCTCTATAATAATATCTCATTTTTCTTTAAACTAAAATAGAGGAATCGTGTTTCACAACAAAATTCCTCTTAATCGATTTATATTAACTAAAAGCACTCAAAACTCAACTTAAAAATTTTTCTTTAAATTCTTGCATCGTAAAAATAGGTACTCCTAATGATTCAGCCTTTTGTTCTTTAGTCGAGCCACTACCTCTTTCTTTTACGACTAAACAAGTAGTTTTCTTACTAACTGAAGAACCAATCTTATGGCCTTGCTCTTTCAACTTATTCTCCCAATCCTTATTCCTGAAGCCAGTAAATACAACCGTCATTTGTCCTTCAAAAGATTTTTCCTCAAGACCATAATAAGTTATAGGAATATGTGCAGAGTCATCGTCGTTCACCCACCAATCTTCAATACCTAAAACAAATGCTAAAGCTGTACTGAATCCGACACCTTCAACTTTATCTTCAATGTCAGCCGCCCAGCTTTCATCACATTCTTTTGCAAAATCGGCTACATCTTTACAAGTATATAACTTTAATCCGTCAAGAATTTTTTGACATGTCTTTTCGGCTATTACACCTCCAAATTTATTATAAGCTGTCAATAATTTTGCAAAATTGGTGCCTTTCTTTTTCAACTCTTCAAACTGTCTTGAAAGTACTTTTGCTGCTACATTTCCTATACCTTCAATTTTTTTTAAGTCTTCTTCTGACAATAAGAGAATACTGTCCGGTGTTTTGTACCCGGCATTGAATAGTTTCTTTATTGTTGGCTCCCTGAATTCTTTGAAATCTAATACTGAAAAGAAATAGACACATCTTGCCAGCATTATACCACTACATTCTTTATTGCAACAAATCAAATCGACATTATTATTATCCCAATCGACCTTTTTACCACAAACAGGACAGATAGAAGGTAATATTTGATTAAAATCACCTGAAGACTTAACTGTCTTTAAATGTTTAGGTATCACATCTCCAGAGCGTGCAATCACTACTCTTGCCCCTTTATCAATAAGATTCTCTCTGACATATCTTGCATTATAAGCTGTACAACGAGAAACTGTAGCTCCACACAACTCTATTGGTTCAATATTAACTACAGGAGCAAGACGTCCATCTTTAGAAATCTGCCAATCAACACTCTTTACAATCGTTTCTTCTCTTTCTGACCAATCAGGATTCTTGTATGCAATTGCATATTTAGGATTATTATTTGCAAGTCGACCAAGTTCATTTCTCTTTGAAGCATCATTAATATCAATTACAAGTCCATCGCATTTGAATCCACTGGTCAGATTCTCAAAAAGATTGTTCATCAAAGTTGTAAACGAATCTTCATTCTGCATAAGACTACCTACTGAAACAGTTGCATAAGAAGTCTTTATCCATTTATTGTTCTCGTTAAGAAAATCGAGTTGTTTTTCTTTATCCCAATCTTCTCTATTGCAGCCATATCTAACATAAGCGATTAATCCTACATTATCAGAAACTACAGGTGAATTCATAAGTCCAGCTACAGCATTTCTTGCTGACTTATATTGAGTTGTCTCTTTCAATTTCAAAAAATTGATTGTAGGAAAGATTGCTTCACCAAAAGAATAAGTCACTTTATCGTAAGACCTCCATTCGGAATTGATAAGTTTTCCAAACCTATCTTTACAATTCTGACCATATTCACCATCACCTCTTGTCCAAGCATCTCCAACAATCTCATTTACACATAACGATATTCCATCGTATTTAGGTGTTATAATGAGTTTATCATAATATTCAAGATTACAAGAGTCAATCCATTTCAAAATCTCATCATAAGTTTTAACCTTCTCTAAACTATACATAGGAATAGGAAGTCTCTCTTTCCTATCATTCACTTCATCTTGAATACCTTTCTTGAACCAATCAGCATCAGGATTGATATTATGTAGCAATTCTACCAATTCATCAAATTCTGTATCAGTAACTTTTGGTTCACCTAAACGATACAATGTATTGTAATCACGTATCTGTTTTTCTAATATCTTAGGGTCTAAATTCGATTTTACCATAATCTTATAATTTTGAAAGTTCTGCACGTAATTTCTCTATATCATCACATTCGTTCCCCTTAACATCTTCTTTAGGAATTTTCATAAAAATAGCATATGCTTCTGGGAAATTATCTTTCAATTGTTTTGTTGTATTGATGTTTTCGAGTGCGCATTTTGTCCGGTTTTTGATATTAGACGCTTTCCTGTCTAACTCAATCATTCTATTGACAAAAAGGCTTACTTCTATTGAATTTTTCAATTCTTTATACTTTGCATCAGTTATAAGCGAATATACAAAATAATTAACTTCAACATAATTCACTATATTATATATTCGTTCGCGTGTAAAATTTGACAGATAAATGCACTCTCTGGTCTGTACTACATCAGGATATTTATCTATAAACTCAACAACATCTTTTGGTAGATTTTTCTTGAAAAATTCGTCGACAAATTTACCAAAATCTTCAAATTCTTTTCTTGACTGCTCTATGATAGGATTAATTATACTTTTTGCAATCCTATCTTTTTCACTAACTGTTAATCTTTCGCTCGCCATAATTAAAATACGTTTTCTTTGTTACTAATCATCCACATATAATCGTCGTGTCCGAATTTAAAATCTTTCTTTGGTCGACCTTGAATTCTATCTTCAAGAGTTACTGGATTCGCAGTAGATGCTTGAAATGTAAGATGAACTGCAAAATCAGTAATCTCTTGTGCCCCACGAACTTCATTGAAATAAACATCTCGAGTTTTTGGTGAAAAACTCTCAACAATATACGCTCTTATTTCACCAAGAAATGAAACCACTAAAATTTGCTTTTGTGTATTATACACAATTGCCCACAAATTGTCATAAAAAGTGTTATTTATTTCCATATCTATTTTATTTGCCTAAAGATACCAACTTTTTATCTATGTTGCAACACTACACCTCTTTAAAGAATGATTTTGTGACTTGATTTCTCTTCTGTCGGATAGTCTCATCAATAGTGTTCTTGATACCATCTTTATATCTCTTTTTCAAGACTGAAGCCTTTTCTTCATTACTCTTGGAATTGAATGATGAGTAATTGATATTGATATCTCCTTCCTGCTCAGGAATGACTTCACGATAATCATATTCTTCACCACACTCAGGACAAGATGGCACTTCGATAGGTACAAGTTTCATCTCTTTATTATATCCCATTCTATATGAAGCAGCTAACACTTCTTTACCAAACTGCTTACAATCTTTGTTTTTACATTTCCAATATATAGCCATAATTAATAATTATTTCTTCTACCATATTCTGCCATTAGTAACGAATCTGCAAAATTATCATCTTCGTTCTTACACTTCTCAGTTCTTCGTAAATCTACTGTAGGAAAGATTCTGTGACAAGCCATAAAACTCATTGTCTTCTTGTTATCGTTCTTAGGAATACCTTGATGCATCTGTTTCTGCCAAGTCTTTGGTGCTATCTTCGTATACGATATTCCTAATGAAGAAATGACGCCTTCTATCAAACCTACAATCCAACCGAAATGGAAATTTGATTTTGCTGAGCTGCCAAAAATTGAATGAACATCTTCAAGAATGATGTGACAATTATCTTCGTAGATACTCAAATCAAAAAGATTATTCACTATTTCATTGACGTCTACAACTTTATTATTCTTCAACAATGGAAATGCAGAAACAAATTTCCCATCTTGGTCTATTATTGATACAAAACCAAATTTTCCAGGGTCGATTCCTATATAATATTTCATTTTTACACCTCCAATCTACTTATACCATTCTCTTTAATAACTTTCAATTGACGAATCTCTTCATTTAATTTAGGTACATGAGTAACAACAAGAATAGGTTGTTTGAGAAACGAAATTGACGAAATGATATTTTCAATACCTAACGAATCAGCACTTTCTAATACTTCGTCGATAAATAAAAAGTTCATACCTCCATATTGTTTGGTAGTATTTATCATCGTTTGTAATGCCAATATCAAAGCTATTTCACAACGAGCTTGTTCACCACCTGAATAATAGAAGAATGATTCCATTTCATTTCTGAATACATAAGGAGTGATTTCATCTTTCACCTTACCATTCGCTCCCTTTTTGAATCCTTCTATCATTATTCTTAAGTCACTACCCATCCTCTTCAATATATCATTAGCTGAAAATTGAATATTCTTCAATTGTTCAAGTGCAAGATACATTTTGAAGTCCTTGAATCGAGTCGTCCATTGTTGAACTTTAAATATCCTATCGTTCACCTGAAGTATCTCTTTATCTTTACTTTCAATTTCGTTTTCAAGATTCCTGATATTTTCTTCCAGATGTGATGTATCCTTTTTCTTCAATGGGGTTGTCTTGAGTTCGTCTATTAATTTCAACTTATGGACTTTCAATTGTTCATTGTCTGCAATCTGTTCCTTAAGTTTATTGATATTACTTTCAATTTTCACAATACTCTCATCAATTTCGTAATATTGCGACGAAAGTGTCTTAAGTTTATTCCGAATACTTATCTGCTGGTCAATAATTTTTTTTTCTTCAGCTTGAGTCTCTTTCTTTAGAGAGAGATATTCGTCAATTATTGAATCGAGTTCTTCAATTGATTTATCAATAAGACCTTTCTTTTGAGTTTCTTCTTTCAATGCACTTTCAGAAAGTTTCTTCTCAGTTTTCAAATCGTCTACACTTTCATCCTCCTTCAGAAGAAACTCATGATGACAATTAGGACAAGTTATGACACCTGCAAGTTTCATTTCTATCGAATCAATAGTCCTTTTGATTGACTTGACTCTTTGAGTAGATTTATTAAGTTTATTCTCTTCATCTTCTTTTTGCTTTTTATAGAGAGAAAGGTCTTCATCAATTTCTTTGTAAGTATCTTGAAATGAATTATCCTCAAGTTCCTCTAATTCTTTTTCAACAGATTTCCTCAACTTAGCGATATCTTCTTTTTGTCGCTCCTTTGCAATCTTAGACTTTTCAAAATTCGATATAGAATTCTGTTTCTCTTTAATATTGTCATCGTAAACATTGATAAGATAAGTCAATCCAGAGATTTCATCATTTCTTTTCTTTTCCAAATCCTCTTCAAGAATGAAATTAAGTTGCTCCTCGTAAGCTGAAAGTTTTCCTTCAAACGAAGACTTTTCATTCTCATAACCTCGTTTAATCTCGTTTAATTCATCTAATCTTTCAGTAATGATATCCTTTGTTTTATCAATACTCGCAAAGTTAATAAAACGACTTATAAGAGCTAATTTCTCTGTATTTGAAGAATTAAAAAAGGATTTATAATTTCCTTTACTTACAATATAATAAGACTTAGCATCTTCTGCAGATATTTCAATCCAGTTAGCAATAAACTTGTTACCATCATTGACAGTTGCACATATCACTGGAGTTGACTTACTCTCATCTTCATCAATCAAAGCTAATCTGAGAGTTGACGAACCTTTTGTCCTGATTTCTCTTTCAATAGAAAGAATCTGCTTACGAATAGGACAATGAATTTGAACACAGATATATGCAGAATCTTCACCTTCTCTGATAAGTTTTTTATCGAGAACACCTCTTAGATTAACTCCATATATACCATAAAATAGACCTTGAGAAATGCTTGACTTACCACTACCATTTGAGAGTTGGTCATCCTGGGTCCTATTCTCACCTATGATAGCTATTGATTCGTTGACGAAATCGTATTTTAATGAAGAAAAAGGACCAAAATTTCTTAATATTAATCTTCTCGGTTGCATAACGATTGTTTTACTTGTTCTCTAATTTCATTGAATAATTCAGCATCTTGAAGTAATTCATCTCTAACAGAATCCATACCTTGACCCAAACGATAATCATCTCCATAATAGAACCAAGAACCCTTTTTCTGACAGATTCCATTTTTAACGGCTATCTCTACTACTTCTTGAACGATATCAAATCCAACACCGAATCGCAACATCACTTCACAACTTCTAAATGGAGGAGCAATTTTATTCTTCGTTATTTTAATCTTAGTTTTGTTTGCTACCGCAACATCACCATTTTTATCTGTACCAATTCTTGCAAATTCTGCTCTTTGTGTAGCATAAAACTTAAGTGCTTTACCTCCTGGAGTCATTGTAGTTGCTCCTCCGAATCCAAAACCTCCACCAACTTTATCCCGCAATTGATTGATACAGAATAAAATGTTGTTATTCTTCTTACAAATATTCTTCAATATACTTAATTGAGTTGATAGTAGACGAGCAACAAGAGCAACCTTTTGTTCACCTGATTCACCTTGTAGAGTTGCTTGAGGTACAAGACCTGCAACTGAATCAAGAACAACTAATCCAATCTCAGGACACTCCAACATCTCTCTTATGATTTCCATTGCTTCTTCTGCTGAATTAGGTTGAGATAAAATCCAATTATCTTCATTCAAATCTACACCTATTTTCTTCACATAATCTAAATCCAATGATTGTTCAACATCTACATAACCAATTGCTTTTCCAAGATTTTTCTGCACAGAAGCACAGAGATGTAAAGCACAACTTGTCTTACCACTGCTCTCGTTTCCGAAACACTCATGAATTCGACCTAATGCCCATCCCCCTCCTAACACATAATCTAATGCGAAAGAACCTGATGAAACAGTTTCTACTTCTACATTAGAACCTACTATTGCTTCTTTGCCAAACCGCTTTGTTATTCGTCCAGATAAATCGTCTAATCTTCCCATAATTATAATGCTTTTTCTAAAATTTCTATTCCTTCGTTATAATTATAATCATTCTCATTACAAAAAGTCTTGAATCGTTTGACTATATCATTAGATGATAATGCTTTCACTTCTTCAGATGTTTCTATATCAAGTATTTCGACTTCATCAAGTTTCGTTTTTACATCTATACCTAATTCTTGATAAGTTTTCTTATCAAGAGAGGAAAGTTCATCTTTATTTCCTTTAAATTCGACTCTCAGAAGATTGTCAGGATTCTCATCTTTAAACATCTTGACAATCTTATCTACCTGTTTGAGAGTTGTTGAATTTAAATCAATAGTGATTTTTCTGAATTTCTTTCCTTCAGATGGAATCAAGTCGTAAGTCAAATCATCATAAAGGACCCAGAATCCCTTGTTTTCATCTTCACCAAAATTATTCTGAGTCAATGAACCAAGATGAACAACATTATCTGATAATTCTTGATAATCATGATAATGACCACTTAATACTAAACCCCAATCCTTAAACAACGATGGTCTTATAGAACTTTCTACAGAACTACCATCATTATTCATGCTTCCATCAAACGCAATATGAGTGAATAATACATGATTAGAATGATTCTTTTCTCCACTCACTGAACTAAATTCATCAAGCCATATTTCGTTGACAAAAAATGGAATAAAATAACAAGGAATATCGTTAATCAAGAAAAAATCTAAAGTTGTAATCAATTTAAAGTTAGGATGATACTTGTATGCATCGAGAAATGAGTTTTCACTTTCATAGTTGCCCTTATCATGATTGCCAGGCACACAATAAATTTTATGACCCATTGTGCTATACAAATCAATTATACGAGTAAGTGTATTTAGAGTTTCTTCTCTTTGACTTATTCGTGAATCAAAAATATCTCCAAGCCAAACGTGACTCGTTATTCCGAGATTATTTGCTTCACGAATTTCTTGCTCTTGAAGTTTATAAATTTCTTCAAGATTCGACGGTTTCAAATGCCAATCAGTGCTTATTATTATCTTTCCTGTCATAACGCAGTCACCTTTAATATATTGTCGAGATTTTTCAAAACATTATCTTTCTCTACTTCCTTGTCAAAATAGAAGCTTTCCCAGACATTAGATATCTTTATTGATACTCTAAACTTCTTGGTTGACTGCGAATATCCCTCGTCATTATATCTGCTGATAGAAGCAATCTTTATTCTCTTATTATTTATCTGTACAAACATAATCTTACCAAATTATATACGTTCCACTTAATCCCACAAACATATCGAATTCTTTATTGAATACTCCATATCCAGCACCAATCGAAATACCTGCACCAAAACGAGATTTCTTTTTAGGTTTTGTCCAAATCGTTACATCTTGTATCTTTCCTGGAAGATTAGATGTAATTTCAAACCTATTATCGTTTCCTACTTGTTGATGTGACAATAGGAACTTGTTTGAGATATTGAAATCAAGTTTATACTTTGCTAAATGATTAGCCCAGACTTTCAAATCGTAACCAACAGTATCAGACTGTATATTAAATCGATATAACGAATCGTTCTTTTGCAACTTATCAACTTGTTGCTCAAGACCTTCGTATTTATACTTCCACTCAAATTCAATTGCTTCAACAAGTGACTCTTTTTCTTTCAATTTGTTGTAGAGTTCCTTATTTTCTTTCTTGAGCTTTGAAAATTCTGTAGAAGGATATAATTTAATGTAAGTGTTTAAAGAATCGGTATAAAACTCAATATCTTTTGTAAGAGATTCAACTTTCTTCTGATACTTGTAATTTTTGTAACAAACAATCAATGAGCTTAATATTACAATTGTTACAACTATATTGATAAGTTTATAATTCTTCATACGAAAGCGAATTATGGGAGAGATTTCTCCCTCCCTTTATTTTATCATTTTCTTTTTGTTCTGTTACGTAAGGCTTGAAGTTTCGAAGAGACACTTGACTTTGAAGAAATTTTCGTAGTCTTAGATTCGTCGATAGGTGCAGGCTCATCGTCTTCTTGAGGTTCGTCATTAGAAGGATAATCATCGTCAGATGGTTCTTCTCTATAATCATCAAAAGGCAACATTTTACCTTCTTTCATTAAATCATACCATTTACGGAGCTCTGTAACTGAAAGGTCAGATGGCAATTCTTCTGTATCTTCATACTCTCTTTCGATATATTCCTTCAATTCAAGTTTCATCTTGATTAGAGGAGGATATGTTGAAGTTGATTCTTCTTTTTTCTTAGTTCTCGTAGGTTCTGGTTTAGATTTCACTGACTGTTCCTTCTTTGTAGGGATTTGAGCAGCTTCTTTCACTTCATCGTCTTCAGGTACAAGTTTTTCAATTTCTTCAAGTTCATCCAAGAATTGGTCGTTCTGAAAAATTCCGAATTTGTATTGCTCATCAATTCTTTCAAGACCTTCAATCTGAAGATTCCAATCCTTGCGTGAAAATACATCTACATACATATCTTCAAGTTTAGGAAGTTCTTCAAGACCTTCAAGTACTTCATCTGACACAATATTCTTTTCGAAGAATTCATCCCAATTTTCGCCAACTTTAGGTAAGTCACAAGAAAGTGCGAATTCAAGTTTATTCTTATCGTTAAGGCTTGTGTTTACAATCAAAGGATAACCTTTCTCATAATCTGAGAAAATATCGATACTGAGGACATCATCATCGCATCTTTCAATTGAAATCTTCTTCAATTCTTTCCACCACTGTGGACGTATATCGAATCTGTGAATTTCATTTTCAGCATACACATAACAAACATAATTCAATTGAGCAGAAATACCCCACACCCATTGTTTCTGTTTATTACGATAACCATTGATTGGTGCCAAGAACTTCTTTCTTTCATCTGCATCCTGGATTTCACTTGCTAATTCGTACACATAATCAATATATGTAAGAACAGCATCTTTGCCACCCATTCTTTCACTATGGACATCAGAAGTGAAAATATCTTTCATCTTAACTTCTTTTTTACCAGTGTCTTCACCATTACTGTTGTAAACAGGACACTCAACAGGAAGTTTGACTGTCTTACGCGGAATATAAGGTCTACCTGTCTTAGAAGGTAAGACTCTCAGGACATAACGTCCTTCTTTTGCTACAGAAAAGAAACTTGCTCTTCCACCTTGACCACTAAACATAGGGTTTTTCATTGTGTCTTGAGCTTTCTTCAAATTACTATCGATATCTTCGACACTTACCTGTTTTTTGTATTTACTTCTATCAATCATGATACTTAATTATTTAATATGTTTATTTAATTTGTTAACTATCTCATTACCAATCTCTTTATATTGCTTAATATACTCTTCAAATTCCATCCATTCTTTTTCACTTTCAAATATCTCATAATCAACTATTTTCTTAGCTAATAATTCAAGAGTGAGTCCGTATGCAACTGGAGTATTCACCTCAACATTTTCTTTACCTGCACGCTTACCGTAAGTAATTTTTATCAAATCCCAACAAAATGGAGCATGTAGACATTGTTCAATATAGAACTTTTCAGTCAATTTAATTTTCATAATTTACAAACTTGGTTTTCTTATCATATATGTATTTACTTTACCTTCTACCAATTCTTGAACAAATTCATTAGGGGTGACTTTCGGCAAGATATTATTCAGCTTTTTATCTTTAGAACTGATTGCCCAGAATAATGTATCAAGTTTATCTCTCTTACATTCAAGCTCAATCAATTCAAGTTGTAAATCCTGATATTCAGTATCTAACTGAATAATCTCATCAAGACCTTTTTCTGTCAATTTAAATGATTCACCATCAACTCTTACTCTACCTTCATTCGTTGCAGCTTCTCTTCTGTATTTTCTTTTTAATTCTGAAACATATACATCACAATTCAATTTAGCCTCTTTAGCCTCTTTCTCACAATTCGCTTTCCACATTCCTACTTTATTCAATAATGCTGAAATCGTTGTTGCTTCACCGTATAAATTAGAATAATCAATCTTAGTTATATCATCCAAAAAAATCTCTTCATCACCTTCTGTCTCAATCAAAACTATCGTCTTATCTCCTTGTTCAAGTATTATTTTCATATCTTCAATTCTTTAACATTGGTAAAATTACTGTTTATTCTCGTTTTATCCAACTTATCACATCCTTAATGTGTACTTCATTAGATGAAAGAATGAACCTATGATAAAACAGTAAATGAAGTATTTAAATTAGTCATAAGACAGTATTCTTCTTTCCATTTATCCCATTGAATGTAACCATCAACAAGAAGAAGGTTCCCTTTACTGGATTGTAGGAATTCTTCATATTCAGAATATAATTCTGAAAAGACAATCACATTGATGAATTCATAGTTACTTTCTAATGTAAGAATGCAGAACTTGCCTTTCTTCGATTTCCTCTCAACAATATCAAGAACATAACCGCCAATAATTGCACAGATATCGTGATTGTCACCTTCGAGATACTTGACTTGTCTCACATCATAATAGACAGCTTCATAGAATTGTTCATGATATCTATTAATAAGTTCTTCATAATCGAATGTAGCAAAACCTGACAACTTTTTCTGTTGTAATGTCCACCACCAATCTTCTTTCTCTTTACGTGCTTTGATTATACTTGTCAATAAGTCCTTATCTTCAAGTACTTTAACCCTCTTGTTTTCCCTATAGGATTCAATCAATCTCAATCTCTCTGCAGGATGTTCTATCCTTTCGAGTTTATCAAATGCACCACTATAAATGAGATTTTCAATCACAGATTTATTGACTGGTGAATTCTTTATTATACATCTATCAATAAATTCATCCAACGAGAAGAATTCGCCGTTTTTCTCTCTTTCTTCTGCAATGAATTGTTGAGCTTTCTCACCACATTGTTTCACTGAATTCAATGCCCAATACATACTGTTTGTCTTGATATCTGAAACAATATTGATACCAGACTTATTTATATCTACTGGTCGGATTTCGATTTCTCCTGACTCTTGAATTTCATTGATATAATATGGATAATCTTTCAATTCAGCATAACTAAATGTCACAGACCAAAACTCAATAGGATAATGGACTTTAAGCCATATACAATTGTAACCGTTTCTTGAATAAGCAATCGCATGGGATTTGTTGAACGAATATTTACCAAACTCTTCCATCTGTTTCCAGAGGTCTCTTGCATATTCTTCAGTTACACCTTTATCACCAAACTTCTTTACGTATCCTTCAACGAACTTATCACCGAATGTTTTGATTTTTTGTAATAATTTTTTACCAATACATTTTCGTACACTATCAGTGGTTTCTAAGTCAAAATCAGCAAGTTCCTGACAAAGTCTCATAATATCTTCTTGGTACACAAGAAAATTTTTTGACTTAGATAAAACCTTTTCACCACCTATAGGAGCTTCGTGTTCAATTTCACCTCTCTTAGCTAAAACAAACTCGTTATGAATATTATTCTCAATCGGTCCTGGACGATAAAGTGCTGCACAGATACCCATCTCATCAAGACTCTCAGGTTGCATCTGTACACAATAAGACGATAATCCTTTTGCACCGAAATGAAAAACGTCATTCAAAAATCCCTTCTTGATATATTCAAAAACCATAGGGTCGTCCAACGGAATATCTTTATAGAGGTCTAACTTGATTCCATGATTCTGCTCTATCAGCTTTAGCATATCAGCTAACTTATCAAGTTGAGCAATTCCAAGGATATCTTCTTTAAGAAAACCGGTTTCCTCTATTTCACTACCTTCCCATTCGGTTACACTGAGTCCTTTCTGTTCTTTGATTGGTACCCATTGAGCTGATATCTTTTCATCAGGAAATATCACAGTACCACATGCATGTATCGAAGCAGCTTTAGGTGTATTGAGACAAATCATCATGTCGTTTATAAGTTCGGTATGAGATTTCACGAATTCTCTCAATTCAGTATCTTTACATATTGATACGAAAAAATCCTCAACACTTTTCATACCTTCTTCGTCCCGAAGTTTAGCTGTGATTCTTCTCACTATCTGGATAGGTACACCTTCACATCTTGCTAAATCTGTAATTGCTGCTTTGAGCTGCATTGTAGTATATGTTCCAAGAGATACAACTTGAGATGCTCCGAATCTTTGTTCCATATACTCTTTAACACGAGGCCGTTCTCGACCACAAAAATCCGTATCTATATCTGGCAACGAACCGAGACTGGTTTCTTCACAGATTTCTTTCTTGATTGTTTTAATCGTTATCATAATCAACTAATTTATCTCCTTCTTGTAATTCACCAGCTTTAACTATCATTTTCTCGTCACCTCTAAATATCCGCACAAAATCTGAACTCTTAATTGTTATAGGTTTACCACTGTTTTCATTTATGATGACCTCCTCAACTTTATCATGACGTATCAGACGACCCGTTGTTAAAAATCTTTCGAATAGTAAATCATAATCAAGAGGATTAACGAAATTAAGTCCTAATAAATAAGAAACAAGACTCCCACACCCGCTCCCTCTTCCTGACCCAGTTAAGATATCATTTTTTCTACACCAAGAAGTAATATCACGTAAAGTCAAGAAATAATCAACAACATCTCCATCTTCAATTACTTTCATCTCTCTTTCAAGTCTCTCACCTATAACATCATTACTATACTTCTCAAATATCTCAGGATGCTCCTCCAGACCTTTGAAGATAAGGTCTTCGAACATTTCTACATTACTATCGTATTGTTGAGCTTCTTCATCTGTCATACGATAGACAGGCATGTGTCTTACTTGAGTCTCAATGACGAAGTTACATTCAAATGAAATTTCCTCAAGATTACTTATTGCATTTTCAAATGTTTCATAGAATTTCTCGTCATCAGAAAACAGATAACTCAATTCTTCAAAATACTCTTGATAATTCTTGAAGTATTGATTGTGACTTTCGTGCGTCGGTACTTTACCGAGTTTGTTCAACTTATCTTTGATAGGACTCCATTCCTTCTCAATATAATAAGCATCACACATTGCAACTGGTTTTAAATCGCTTTTAAAGAATTTCTTCAAATTATCGAGATATTCTCTATCACGATTGTTTTTCTCATATATAACTGTATCTAACTGGTAATAGGAAGTTAATTCTTGGAGATTCTTTGGAATATCTTTATAAGCAATTGTTTTTGGGTCCCAAATGAAAACCAATCCATCACAATATTCCTCTAATTCTTCTTCAGAGACGAATGATGAATCTTCAGTATTCATAATTTCATTCAACTTCAACAAATTAGACCAACCAACATTATTCTTTACAAATGCCTTTACAGTATATTTAAGGTCCTTCTGTTCATTTAGGATTTTGATTTCCAATCCTTGTATTGCACGAAGACCAGCTTTCTGACATGCATTCTGGAATTTCATGGCTGCAGCAAGTGTACCTTTTTCACACAAACCAAGACTTGTGATACCAAGGAATTTCGCTTTCTTACACCATTCGTCGTATAATCCTACACCATTCATCAATTCGAATGGTCCGTGTATACCTATATAAGTTGAGATTCTGAAAAGTTCATCGTCTAATTTAGCTTTTCCAATCCATTTCACTCTTTCAAGTTTGACATTCTTTTCTTTTCCTTTTTCAAGTGAATACCAAATACTTCCGAATCTGAAAATATAATAGTCACAGTCTGTCAAATCGCATGCCCAATGAAATTCTTCGTCAAAAAGAATACCCTTCTCATCATCATCCCATTTAATAGGTTCAAACAATTCGTAGGTCTTATCATTGATTTTTAAGACAAAATCACCTAATTCTTCATACGAAATAAAATTATCGTCGAGATATTGTAATAAATCTGCATATAGTTCATTCATAACAATATTCTGTTAAAAAGAAAAGGCTGAGATAGATTTCTCGTACCTCAACCTTTTCATAAAAATATTCAGAAAGAAGGGTTTACTTATTCAACAACATCAAAGAACTTCTCACATACATGTTTTACTACAGTGTAATATGTTGAAAGTTCCTTTGAAATCTGATAGAAAGAACGACCGTCATTCTTCAAAAGTTCATCGTAAATCTTTGAAGAAATATCACTCATCTTTTCAGGTTTTTCACCTTTCGGTTTTACATTCAGCTTAACCTTCGGTTCTCTTGGCGCCTTCGGAGCTTTTTCTTTAGGTTCTTTCTTGGCTTTCGGAGCTTTTTTAGCATTTTTCTTTTCTTCCTTTTTAGCTTCTTTGCGCTTCTTCTCATCTTCAGGACGAGGTTCTTCAGCATCTTCTTCAACTGTTGCTGCATGCTCAGCAACCATCTGCTCTTCAGCAGCAACATCTTCATCAGAAGCAATCATTTCAGGGTCTGTATAAGTTGAAATTCCAGCTTCTTTCTGTTCAATCAACTTTGCAAGTTCTTCTTTTGAATACTTTGCGTAATTAGGAATACCAAGCTCATTTGCTTTTTTACGAAGTACCAGTAACGATTCTTTAACTGTTCCCATAATAGATTAATTTTAAATGTTTTGTATTAATGTTCTTTTGACACTGTGAAGATACGACCTTTTGAAAGATGTAGCAACACTTGGTCGAATTTATTTCTCAAAAAAGATTACCTTTTTCAATTGTTCGAGTCTCTCTTCAACACTTCCAGTAATTGTAATATAAGGAATGTCATAATTCTTCAAAAATTGTTGTATCTTCATGTCGACATCCTTCTGGAACTGTTCATCTACTGACCTTACTCCATCTTCAACAAGAGGAAATTCAATAGGGAAATAAACAATCAATGAAAGTTCATACTTACGACGGACAACTTCTTTTCTTTCACGAAAATCTTCGTTACTGAGTTTATTGTAATCTTCATCTTTAGGATTACATGTATCAAACAATCTTGAAGTGTAAGCTGCAACATCAACAATACATCTATCACTTACTGAAGGATTATCAAACATCTTATCGAGAATTTCGTTATAAGCATCAAAAATCTTCTTCTGTGATTCAGAATTACCATTTTCATTGATTACAACTTCTTCTCTTTCTAACATCTGACGTACAACTTCTGAATAGAAGTTCCACCCTTTGAACATCTCGTCATTCTTAACGGCTTCAAACAGTGTCGTCTTACCAGTGCCTTGGGCACCACAAAAACTGATTCTTCTGTGATTAATCATCGATTGTCTCCTTCGCCGTTAATAACATTCCTTTGTTTTCTTGATGCAAGTTTCTCATTATTCTGGATAGCAATCTCTTCAATATCCAATCCAAGACTGTCAGCCAATCCATTGAGATACTTCCAAATGTTCTTCCAAGCACTCAGAACAGCAGTTTTTCTCTTTTCAGGGAAAGTGTTTGTTTCACCATCTTTCCAATCGTCACGCAACCACTTCTTTACTTGTTCAGCAATCTTTCCTACTTCTGAAGGAAGTTTAACTCCAATAGAAGCAGCAGAAAGTTCTGGTTCTTTTTCTGTCCAATTCCAATCTTCTTCAAGAGGAAGGTCTAATTCAACCCGAATACTTGCCAAGTACCACAATTGGTCTCCGATTTCCTTAGAGATTTCTCCGAGTAACTTCTTTTCGTCTTCTACATTGTCAACTTGGTCGAGTTTTTCATAAGTTTCACCCAACTCACCACATAATCCTAATACTACATAAGGAATTGCTACTTTCTCATGATAGGCTTTAGTTGTAATAGCCTTCTTTTCATACTCTTTATAATTCATGTTTCAAAAATTATTTATGATTAGTTTTCCATATCTGAATCTGTCTCAAAAACTCATCTCTACTGTTCATAGAATTATCTAAAAATAATCCTGAACAATAATTCGTCACCATAGAAGAGTTGTCTTCTGCACCTCTCATACTTACACACATATGTTCAGCTTCAATATAAACAGCAATTCCTCTCACACTATCTTTAAAAATAGATGCTAACCAATCATGTATCTGTTTAGTCAATTGTTCTTGAAGTTGAGGTCTCTTTGCAAACCAATGTACAACTCTGTTCAATTTAGATAATCCAATAACATCTGCACCTTCTTGTGGAATGTACGAAATATGACAAATTCCGGTAAATGGTAAAAAATGATGACTACAAAGTGAATTTACTCTAATGCCCATCTCTGTTACCATTCCTGTGTAACCTGTACCTTCAAAAGTAGCAATACGAGGTTGTTGCTCGTAAGCTCCTGAAGTAATTTCATTAACCATCATTTTAGCTACTCGCCAAGGAGTTTTGACCATATTAGGGTCATTCTTCCAATCGTATCCTAATGCTTCAAGAAACTTACCATATGCTTCTTCAGCGTTAATCAACATCTTTGTTTTTTCTACTTCAGACAGAACTATATTCTGTCCAGCTTTAATCTTCTTTTC